TTAGCCCCTGTGCTTTTCAAACATCCAAACAGAAATACTCCAAATTGTTTTTCAGAAGAAAATGCAGAGAGACATGTAAAAGCAATAGACTCATCAAAAATTTCTATGTATTCAGCACAGTGATTAGCCCAACTAATTAATCCTTTAATTAAACTGAAGTCAGCAAAGTTTATTTTTAAATAAGATGGATATTCCCTACAATCAGAAATATCCCTTAAGTTATTAGCTTTCAAATAGCGACTAATAAACTCAGCGCCAAAATCCGCCACTATCACTCTTTCAGGATATGTCAGGAAAAAATCTCTAGAGCTAGAGTCGACAAGTACAGATGAACCTCTCTCCAGAAACACACTCTCTTTTCCGAAATAAACATCAAAGGACTCCAAAATCAATATAACTGAACATGTAGTTGCCATATCATCCGCCCAATTTAACTGAAACCAGGATGAAGTATATGTATATAAAGTTCACTTTGCCAAACTTCAATATAAAAAACCACTAAAAATAGGGTGTGATAAAAAATACCGTAACAATAAAGCAAAGGATTATAAATTCCGTTACAGTTACAAATGATACTCAAGAAACAATTCCTTAGGAAAAACTTATTTACAGCCAATAAGTAAGACACTTATATGATATCAAGTTTTCATAAAACATAACTAGGCTAAATAGCTGCGCCTAATACCGCTACACTTTTGCCAGCCCATGTTTGCCTCCGGGTATTGACCCCTTCTCTACGCAACTTCAGTTCCCACCACCAACTTTGCGGCAGCTTTGTAGGATCAATGTCTAAAAGAATAATGGTGACCGATAAGAAAACGACTGAATAACTGCAGATTTTCGCTCGAAACCTTCCTGTCAGATCCATAGCGAATCAAGTGCTGAATGTCACAGTATCGAACAGAAAACAGTGACGATCTAACCCTTCAAGAATATTCTACGATTGTTCTGTTTAGGAAAAGCAAGGCGGGAAGTCGGGAGATAAGTCATTGATAAAGTGGCGGAGAGAGGGGGATTTGCCCCCCCGGTAGAGTTGCCCCTACTCCGGTTTTCGAGACCGGTCCAATCATCAAACGAAACATAAAATTAATTCACATTATGAGGAAAAGTATCTTTTTTGTACTATGTAAATTCAAAGACTTAGCCTCATTTCCCCGATGATTTTCTCAACACTACTGGTTGTGAGCCCTTGCAATGTTCATTAATATACGTCTCACGAATAATTCATAGATATTGCAAAATGGATATTACTGAGTTTCCTTCTGGAGTAATTGAACACCTTGGCTGGTATGTATACCGATTGATTGATCCGAGGGACGGAAGCACCTTCTATGTAGGGAAAGGTAAAGGTAACCGCGTATTTGCCCATATGCGCGGTGAAGTGGCAGCGACTGATGATGACGAGTTACTGAGCAACAAGCTAAAGCAAATTAGAGAAATAAGGTTAGCAGGACTTGAGGTTATCCATGTCATCCATCGACACGGAATGACTGATGAAAAGACGGCGTACGAAGTCGAAGCAGCACTTATTGATGCCTACCCTGGGTTAACGAATATCATGAATGGTGCTGGCAGCAATGAATTCGGCGCCGCGCATGTCAAAGAGTTGATAGCAACATATCAACCCGAAACCATAACATTTCATCATAAAGCATTAATGATTTCCGTTAACAGAAGTGCAAAGGATTCAGAGCTTTATGATGCGGTTCGATTTAGCTGGCGCATTAATGTCTCTCGCGCCAGCCAAGCAGAAGTCATTCTTGCTACTGTAAGGGGGATCGTTCGAGGGGTTTTCATTGCTGATAAATGGCTCAAATCAACACGTGAAAATTTCCCTACGATGAAATACTGGGACGAGGATCCGGACTTTGAGGCAACACAAAGTTCTCGCTATGGTTTTGAAGGTCGAGAAGCCCCACCTGAAATAGCAAATTTTTATCTTGGAAAAAAAATACCAGATGAATTAAGAAAAAAAGGAGCTATGTCCCCGGTCCGTTACTCACCTAATTTTTGAGTCTTTAAGTGATAAGCATAAACCGCAGCACGATCTTCTTGCATACGACGTGCTACGGTTTCATTTATCTCCGACCGGAAACTTCTTATACAGTGTCGATATACCAACATCATAGATGATCGCCACCTTTTGGCGAGGAACGCCTGATGCAATTAATCGCCCGGCCTGCGCCCATTGTTCTGGTGTAAGTTTGGGACGACATCCACCAATTCGTCCCTGTGCGCGAGCTGCTTCCAGTCCAGCTTTTGTTCGTTCAACAATCAGTTCACGCTCCATTTCAGCCAGGGCACCCATCACATGAAAGAAAAAGCGCCCCATTGGGGTACTGGTATCAATTGAATCCGTCAGACTACGAAAGTTGATGCCTCGTTCGCGCAACTCCTCCACCAGCACGACAAGATGCCGCATACTGCGCCCCAGTCGGTCCAGTTTCCAGACCACCAGCGTGTCACCTGCCGATAATGTCCTGAGCAGCTTTTTCAGTCCTGGTCTGTCGGACTTTGTACCGCTTATCTTGTCTTCAAAAATCAGCTCACATCCTGCACACTCCAGCGCATTACGCTGTAATTCCGTATTCTGGTTATTTGTTGATACGCGGACATAGCCAATAAGCATGTTAAATCCCCCTGGTAAAAGCAGGAATGATGCCATTTGCTTGTTATTTCTTCATTTTCATAAACGTTGGTTTGGGAGAAGCAGCAAAACGGAATGTAGGTAACGGGCAAAACCAAATTCCGGATATGGCGGCGTTTGCCAGTTCACTTTCATCAACGGGTTTTCAAAAACTCCCTTCAGGTCTGATTATTCAGTGGGGTATTGTCAGTGGAGCATCAAACTATACGGTGACTTACCCGGTAACATTCCCAAATCGTTCACTTGCGCTGTTGGCTGTGCCACATACAACGTCGGTGGCTGGTATATCTGCAATGGGAATAGCGAACTGTTCTGATATCAGCAAATCACAGTTCTATATAATTGTTGGCGGTATATCTCAGGGAGAAATTGTCAAATATGAAAGGTCCTGTTTTTGGGTAGCAATCGGTGTATAGGTATATCTATGATTTATTTCTCAAAATCGACTAATGGTTTTTTCTTTGATGGTATAAACAGCGACATGCCTGCTGACATTGTTGAGATAAGTACAGACTTATACAATGAATTAATTGCCGGACAGCAGGAAGGGGGTAAATTAATCACGTCAGATGAAAATGGTTTACCGGTACTGAAATCTCCGGCGATTGATTATGTCGCACGTGCTGAAAATCAGCGAATGCAGTTACTTGCTCATGCCGATAATGTCACAGCTGACTGGCGGGTGGAGTTAATGCTTGGTGATATCAGCAGTACAGATAAAGAAAAACTATCTGCCTGGATGGACTACAAAAAAGAAGTAAAAGCCGTCGACACTTCGACGGCTCCTGAGATTAGCTGGCCTGAGTTACCGGAGGTGTAGGCCATTCAATATCTGGAGCACTGGAGGTATCCACCAGTTCCAGTGCGTCCAGGTAATCCAGCCACAAATTATATTGCGCCAGTTCCTCACCTTTCAGACGACCAATAGCCGCTTTACCGGGCCATTGTTTATTGTTCATGTATTCGTTGGCCTGGTTAAGCAATAATTGCCTTTCTGATTCTGCCTGTTGAATAAGTTCTTCATGTGATGGTGGAGGTATCAGTGCCCATGTGGGTAATCCATTCTCTCCTGCAACACGAATTTTGCCATCTGGGGGCGTATTTATTGCAAATTCATTATAAACATCATCACTGACAGCCAGAGCATCATCTGGCCATGAATTTGCATTAATGTAATCATCCTTAAGTGCAGGATTCACAAAAATGTTTAAAGATGGACTATAAAACATATTACACCCCTATAGCGATATAACGACCTAATACAGCGTTTGCAGCAGTCGCTATGCTTGAAAAACCGCGGAACTGATTTGATGTAATTGCAGAAGCCGACAGGATTCCTGCGCCTGAAGGTGTATGCCCCACATGACTAACTATCATTCCATAACATGCTGACGGAAAGGCAAAAGGAAAATCATTAAGATATCCGGCATCTTCACCACCAGACCCACCAAATCTCGCCTGCCCCCACTGAATAATCAGTGTTCTCCGGGAACCTGAAATAATTAACGGAATCGTTACATACCCATTCAGACCAATGACACCCGATGCAGTGCCAGCCAGAGATAATTCTCCCAAACCAA